CCGTGAGGGGCCCAGGGCGCTACAGTGCATGGTTGCCGTTCCTATCCATGGAACGGCGTTCCGTCGAATTAACGGCGGAGAGACCAGAGGTACTTATCGGACCAGGAAGGAGGTTTGTGGCTACCAAGTCACGGATTGTTCCGTACGAGGGACCACTATTCGGGTTGTTGCGACTTAAAACATCGAACGACCTGAAGGGGGAAGTCAGCCGCCAAGAACTTATTAACGACTGGCATTCTTCACTTCTTTTCCTGGATGGGTATCAGTTTACTGATTCCCAAAATCATCCTGAGTGGCGCGCTCACATACGTGGGCGTTTCACTAGGGACACTGGTGGCCCCTTCTCATCCAGAAGGCGGTTCGCTTTCAGCGATATAGCTGGCGCGATTCCGCTTGCTGGTGTGCAAGGGACTGGAGCGAATCATACGAACATAACCGAGGCTAACTACCTTGGTCCATTGTTCCCGATCGCCCCTATTCCGGGCTTGGTTGGATTTCCGCCTTTCAGCGGGTCCACCGATTCTCAGCTTAACTCGCTGGGGACGGATGCCATTGCTCGGTGTTCACCTGTGAATCCCACGACGGATCTAGTTACTTCCGTTGGAGAGATAGTCACCGACGGCCTTCCAAAGGCCATAGGTGGCGTGCTAGGAAACTGGCGCCACCTGTCTAATCGCGGCAAAAAGGCTGCGATCGGGCAGGAGTATCTCAACGTCGAATTTGGCTGGAAACCATTTGTCAATGACCTTCGCGGCTTGTGCCGCGGGATCATTCAAGCGGGTCCTATGATGGACACGCTTGAGAGAAATTCTGGCAAGTTGGTTCGTCGCAGGTATGAGTTTCCGATTTCAGTTGTCGAGAACACCACTCCTTTGGGTGGTCTGCGGAGCGTAACGTACTCTCCGAGTACTAACGTTTTGTCAGATCTTGACAATCTGAACAAGGGGCAGGTTTATCGTCGAGAAATTACGGCGAAACATCAGTGGTTCTCCGGTGCTTTCACGTACTATGTACCGCCAAGAGACGGAAGTCTCCGAACGGATATGGCACGTGCCGTGCTTTTTGCGCGGAAAACACTTGGGATATCACTGACACCAGACACTGTCTGGAACCTGCAGCCCTGGAGCTGGTTGATAGATTGGTACAGTAATGCCGATTCCGTTTTGCGGAACTGGACAAACTGGGCCCTCTTCAACCAGGTGTTGTGGTACGGGTACATAATGGAACATAGTGTCCACCAGTACCAATACGTATTCACGGGCCCTACAGGCATAAAAGGCCTGAGCTCGTGTCCGTCCCTGACCACGGTCGCTGAGACCAAAGTCAGACGGGCGGCAACACCCTACGGTTTCGGCGTAAGCCAGGCGTCTTTGACGACCAGGCAAAAAGCCATTCTCGCAGCTCTCGGCATAGCCCGATCTAAGTGAGAGACCGTGTACCATGCGTTTAAACGTCAATGGGAGCCCTTGGGCTCCTAGGAGTGATGCTTATGTCGTTTGCTGATCCGCAATCCGTCACAATCGCCACTGTCACTACGTCTCTCCCGCGCACTAGCGTGGAGGGAGATAGGAGTGTTTACAGCAGCGCTGACGGTTTGATCCAGCTGTCCGCCGACCATCAGGTCACTAAGCGGATTCGCCGGGTCGTGCGGCTCGACCTCTCGAAGGTGACGGCAGATCCGTTCAAGCCGGTTGAAAACGTGAAGGTCAATATGGCGGTTTACACCGTCTTCGATCTTCCCGTTGCCGGCTACACGAACGCTGACGCCCTCGCAGCTTGGGTAGGGTACAGAACCCTCCTGGCTGCCTCCTCGGACACGGTCATTACCAAGCTCTTGGCAGGTGAGAACTAAGGTTCTTTCTCTGCTAATTGCTGGTTGACTATGTCACCAGTTGGTAACGGTCGTCACGAGCTCCCCGAAAGGAGAGAATCGAACGACGGTCCGTCGGCCCGCGCTTTTCCAAGCGTAGGCCGTCGTAAGACGGACTATGATCCTCGTACGACGATCTCGAAGAAGTTTCTCGCGATCGCTGTTGCGCTGATCAACGCAGCCTATCTGGTAGCGGAAATCTTCCTTAGGGGCACTAATGTGTGCCCTTAGGAGATTTGCAAACAATACCCAAGTAGTCACACGTCAAGACCTAGCCGGAAACGGCGAAGTTGCGACTCTATATGTGACAATCTATCTACAGCCCAAAAGGCTGAGGTCAGATGAGGTGCAGGTTCGACTCCAAAACGTTTACGAAGCTCTTGTTGAGCTTAGAAACGCAACAGATTCGGATCCCCTGCACTTTACTTGGTGAGTCTTAGACGACAAAGCTAGGGATGTGTTTACCCCCAATAAGGAGGGACACTGAAAAGCCTGACGTCACTCTGGTCATGCACGGCTAATGAACTTGCCGTGCGATGTTGCACTAGCGCCACGCTTGACATAAAAACTGTCGAGCGTCGGTTCGAACACGAGGGGTTGTCGTTTTTGGCGATTACCCTGGCGGACCTTGGTAAAGCTACCGAAAAGTGGCTCGACCGCGGTTTCGTCGTCCCGTCGGACGTTCCGGCTTTTAAGCCGAAGCGTCTTACAAGTCTCCCGGCATTTCTGTCAGGTTTCTATGGACGTGTGTTCGATCCTAGTAGTGGCGTGCTTTTGGACAGTCCAGATATCGAAGCAATCTATGCTTTGCGTCAGCTTACGCTGATGTTTAGCAAGATAGCTCTCCCTCAGGATAACCTTTTTGGGTCATCCACGCGAGTTGTTTCTTCGCGTCGTGAGAGACTAGCGATGGACGGTTTTGTCCGATGTGAGCAGGATGTTCGTAGTAGTGATG